GAGGATTTCCCGTAACACACAGCATGAGTTATGGGTTTCCAGTAGGTTTCTTACATTCTGGTGCATTACCGGGGAATTTTGGGCTTTGCCGTGTTGCAACTTCAGGGACTTTTGAAGTTTTAACTAACACTAATGTTTTTTGGACTGCTGCAAATGGACCCATTGTTGCAGGTACCCAAATTAGTTTTACACTTCAATACATGGTTTAATTTGAAAGGAAACAATGGCATTTTATTTATTAGATAACCCACCCGCAACAAAACAATTCTACCCATCCCGAAACAACGGATGGCAAGGCGGCATCGTCATCCACACCACAGAAGGCGTAGGAGGCTACGACTCCGCAGAAAACACAGCAGCCTACATTGCACGGCGCACCACACCCGGCAGCTATCACGCTATCGCTGACCTTGATGGCATCGTATGGTTAATGCCTATTACTTACAGCGCCTTTGGTGTGGCAGCATCCGGCTACAACAGCACCTGTGTACAGATCGCTATTGCTGCACGTTCCGCTGACCTCGATCTTGGCAACGGATACACCCCTACTGAAATTGACTTTATGGCACAGGCCATTGTGCAGGCATGGCGTGAAGCAAACTTCGACCCGATGCAGGGTCTTGCGTTTATTGGGGATGGTGTTAAATACGGTCAGGGTCTTGCCCATCATGGAGATGTGCAGCCTGCTGACAGGTCAGATGCTTGGAGCCGGTCAGCTAACCGAGCTGAGTTTGATGCTTATCTTCTGCAACGCATCGCTGCCCATGCCGGTGGTGCTGCCCCTGTAGCCCCCCCATTTGCCCCTCCTGCCCCTCCAGCAGATTCTGTATGGCGGGTGGGTTCAACGGGCGACAAGGTGCGTCAGATCCAAGGTCTTATCGGTGTCCCGGCAGACGGAATCTTCGGGCCACAAACTGAAGCGGCTGTCCGTCAATGGCAATCGAACCTTCAGCTTGTAGCTGATGGGGTGTGGGGTCCACAGACTGAAGAAGCAACTAATAATCTATTTGCTTTTTTAGCTAACCTTCCTGCGGTACAGGAAATTAACCCCAATAATCCCTTCCTCCAAAGCCTTAACGATGCGCTGTCAAGTGTGCTACGCAGCGGTAGCACAGGCGACTCAGTTAAAATTCTTCAGACAGGACTGAACGGCAAGGGCTATCCCCTTGTAGGCGATGGGGTCTTTGGTCCTCAGACTGATGCTGCTGTCCGCAGGTTCCAAGCAGACCGTGGCCTCCGGGTAGATGGTGTTGTTGGTCCTAAAACATGGGCGGCATTGGTGTCATGACTCTTATGGTTTCAGCTGCGGTAATTGCCGAACTACAGCTAGAAGGAATTATCGCAGCTGGAATTACAAGTCTATGTGCGCTTATTGGGGTCATTTGGCAGTCACGAAAAACACGTCGCATCAATACCGAAGAACATAACTTCAATGCCACTAAACTAGATCAGATTGAAACTAAGCTGGACAAAGTGGACTATCGTGTAGAGCGAGTCCAAGGAAAGCTAGAGGATCATCTTGATGAACACAACAAACAATCCCCTTGAGCTGAGTAACTAATGGAGGCTGTTGATGAGTTACGTACGCACCTCGTTATCCCCGACACCCAAGCCAAGGCCGGGGTACCTACTGCGCATCTGGAATGGTGCGGGGCGTACATCGTGGACCGCAAACCAGATGTTGTTGTACATCTTGGAGATCATTTCGATGGCCCTAGTCTTAGTAGTTATGACGCTGGTAAAAAAGTATTTGAAGGCCGCAGATATTTGGCTGATGTTGAAGCCGCAAACGAAGCGTTCGACATCTTATGCCGACCACTTGAAGAATATAACCGCCAACGATCCATCGTAAAGCACAAGAAATATAAGCCTGAATTACATTTCCTGATTGGTAACCACGAAGACCGCATTAGTCGTGCAGTTAATGACGATGCCAAACTCGAAGGCACCATCGGCTTAGACGACCTAAACTACACAGATCATGGCTGGACAGTTCACGACTTCCTTAAACCAGTCGAATTAGATGGTGTCTGGTATGCACACTATTGGGCCAACCCTATGTCCGGTCGCCCATTCGCAGGCACAGCAGCTACCAGACTAAAAACATTAGGCCACAGTTTCACAATGGGTCATCAACAAACTTTGGACTATGCAACTAGGTTCCTGTCAAACGGGGTCCAGCAATGTGGACTAGTGGCAGGGGCTTTCTATTTGCACGACGAAGAGTACAAATCCTACCAAGGCAATGCCCATTGGCGGGGCCTCATCGTATGTCATCAGGTATCTAATGGTGCTTACGATCCCATGTTTGTTGGTATGGATTATCTGTGCCGACGCTATGAAGGAATGTCCCTACAAAAATTTATGAGGAAGCTGTACTAACTTGACAACAGAATACTCAACTTTAAAAGAAGCACACAACCTTGTCTACGGTGCAAGAGGCGACCTCTATGCAAACCCAACGGAAGACTACACACGCACCGTCGCTATCTTTGAACAGCTGACTGGTATCAAGATGACACCAGAAGACGGAATACTTTTTATGTTGGCTGTTAAAATGTCAAGGTTGGGTCACGCCCATCAAAACAATTTTCCTTCAGCCAAACGATACGACACCGTAGTAGACGGCGAAGGATACCTAGACTGCTACTGGCAGGTAATAACCCGGAAGGAAGAACAATGTCAACAACCCAACGAATCACCGACGCAGTACGAGATAGAGAATGGCGAGCTAATTCCATTGACCGAATCATTCGATCAGCAGTCCAAGGATACGCAGCAGTATGGCTCGCGACTGGCGCAGCCTTCGAAGGGCTGGTTTCATGGGAGCCAGTCAAAGGTGCAGTCGTAGCTGTCGTACTGTCAGTCCTGTTCACGTTAGGTGCTACACAGGTAGGCGACCCAACGGTTAATAAGTTTAAAAGTGGGAGCGGTGGGGCTTGAACCCACGACTATCGGATTAAAAGTCCGCTACTCTGCCAGCTGAGTTACACTCCCCGGAATGAACGAAACAACATGGGAATGGATTCTATTCGGGTTTGAACTTGTTGGTATAACTGGAATGTATTTAGTTGGCCTACGGAAATGGTGGGGCTGGGCAATAGTGCTTGGTCACTCTATTCCGTGGGCCATCTATTCTTTTACCTATGGAAAGACCGGGTTCATGGCGATGACTGCAATGTGGTGGACGGTCAACACAATCAACATGATTCGATGGCGCAAAGAAAAACTAACTGCGTAAACCATGCTGCCAAGCAAGAGTCAACTGACTGCCCGCACGCATCAACGTCTGTCGATCCCTAGACCGCTCGCTGTAATGCCAATTACTCCATGCGGTATCAATTGCAGCCTGAAGCACATCAAACTGAGCTTCAGTTAAGCTCAAATTTAATTGACGCTTACCGTCACCCATTATCAATTCCTTTGTAAGCAGTAACACGTATCACAGGGAACGTACGGGTATGACCATTGGGTCCACCAACAACAGTCACGGCTGTGCCTTCATCAGCCATGCTCACGTAATGCCACACACCAGACAAACCCACAATATCGACCTGACGACCACGCTCAATCTCAGACCAACGAACAACAGGCTCATCCTTAGAGGGACGGCCACGCCCACGCTTTACTTTAACAATCGGGTCTTCCACAATTCCTCCTAAGAATCATGCCAATGACACTAATGATGTAACAAGAAAATCAAAATCACAAGGCTTAATAGGACCAAAGTAAATAGCTTCACTATTAAGTAACGCATCTTTCCACTCCAACTGTGCTGGACGCATCTTTCCCTTTTCAGATTTCAACTCAATAAAAATAAGCGAACCTGAACGTGGATGCACCGCACAAATATCAGGAAACCCCGGCTTACTTGTACGCACAGTCGCGTGCTGAAGCGACCTGTCATGAAACCACAGGTAACCAAGACCAGTCAGAACTGTTTCAACCTGACGTTGCAATTGGCTTTCAGTTATTTTAATACTTGGCTCAGCCATGCTTCAAAGTTAGCACGTTTCCCATTGTCTAACATATATGCAGCTTTACACCAGTAAACCAGCTCATTTAAATCTTCTTCTCGAAACCCGTTCTTAGCCCAACGGCTAGCAAGGGGACGAGGAATAAGCACACGGAGGAAATCTGTTTCCTGAGGTTGCATTACGCACAACTACTTTCTAACGGTTGGTTGCCAATTAATTGAATGAAGCGTCGGCTCCCGACGCAACATCTCAAGCTCTTCAAACTCACGCTCAGACTGCGCTTCACGTTTTTTTACCATCAAACGCTGCTCTTCTACACGACGACGCTGCTTCTTAGTACGAGGCCCACGTCCAGCTTTCTGACGGCCATAACCCGGCTGATCATGCATGATTACCCTTCAACATACTTAGCCACACGGACTGTCCGTAACGTGGCATCACGTAAGATAACACCAGTATCACACACATTCTTGGATTTGCATCTAGCACACTTCATTTTGTGTGCTTTCCATGCAGCCCATGCTTTGTTGAAGGCTTCATTAGTAGTAGATGACATAGATTTATAGTACCCGGAACGGGGTTCGAACCCGTACACCCTTACGAGTGGGGGATTTTAAGTCCCCTGCGTCTGCCAGTTCCGCCATCCGGGTAAACCTCAAGCCTCAGAATCTTCAATCTTTTCTGATTGCAATTCTTCCAGTCCATCTAAAAATTCCATAAAGCTATATGCCGACTTCAACTGTTCATTTAAAATCCCAACTTGTTTAGCTAAAGTTCGAGCAACTAACCAAAAATATCCGACAAAGAAACCAAGAACAGCAGTCATCAGCGCATAAAACAAACCAATACCACTCATGCTTTCACCACCTTTCCTTCATCAACAGCAGACCAAACCGCTTGACCTGACAACAATCCATCAATCTGACGCTCAGTCAAATTAACCTGCTCACGAGGCGCATTAGGCAACAACCAAATATCACTATGAACATTTGACTCAATCAACTCTGCATCAACAACTTCATCCTCAGCCTCCGAGATGTTACCTTCGACCGTCACCACGTCTACAGTAACAGGCTGAGGATTCAGCGACAGAGGCGTTCGATCACCCACATTGTTAGTTGGATTTACCTCTGTCACCTCCTGATTCAGCATCATGTTCGAACCTGAACCAGAAAGAATTTCTTCTACGCTCATATCAATAGCAAGCGTAGGCACAACAAACTTACGACGACCACCCTGCGACTGGCGATGCTCAAGACGCAACCGACCACGCAACACACCAGTATCTTGCAACTGACTAATCATATCTGCCATACCCGGTAACTCTTCAGCAGCGTTCCATCCCTTAGATTCCAAACGCCACGACCCACCAAAACGGATTGAAGGAATAACAACATTCAATCGCGTGTAAGGACGGCACTCCATCTTCTGCTTAGCATCACAGATACATTGAACCATTACGGGTTCATAATCAGCGTCAAAAGATCGCTGAGAAGTTTCGCACTCAACGCCATCGCAGCGCCG